GTTAGCTAGAGTAAACATAGCAACCTTAGTAGCAATACGAAAACTAATGGCTTCTATAAGTCGTAGTCAAATCAATGTGCTATTTTTAGATGAGGTAAACCAAGCCTTAGATGAAGTTGGTAAAGAAAAAGTAGTGGAAGTATTACTTAAAGAAGAAAACCTTAATACATATATGGTATCACATGGTTGGACTCATCCATTACTAGAAAAGATAGAAATAACTAAAGATGAAAATATTAGTTACCTGGAAGGATAATTTATATCTTGACAACATCTCATAAATTTGATATAATATAATATAAAAAGGAATAACATGCAAGTAGTAATTTACAGTATACCAAATTGTACATATTGTGTACAAGCAAAAAGTTTAGCAGAAAATCATCCAAAAGTCGAGGAGACTATATATAAGATGATGGGCGATGGTTTTAAACCAACAGAGGTTAGGGAACTGTTTCCGACAGCAAGAACATTTCCTCAGATTATAGTAGACGGAGAAAAGATAGGCGGATTCACAGAACTCAAGGCTTTACTGGATGGTTAATTCTAGAAGGAAAGGTCATGACGCTGAGATACGCGTAGCAGATATGCTTAAAAGAATCACAGGCGAGGAGTTCGTACAGACTCCTGGCTCAGGTTCTGGCAAGATAAAAGGTGATTTAATGGTACCTCACAAACATAACCTCTTTACAATAGAGGTTAAGTTCTATCGTGATATGGCATTTAATCATAAAATATTTACTCAAAAGAGTAATACCTTTGTGGGTTGGTGGTCTAAGTTGTGCAAACAGGCACAGGATATGGAGCAGGAACCTCTGCTTATATTTAAAGAGAATCACTCACAGTGGTACGTGGCAACGACAAGAAAGCCATGTTACAAAAAACATATGTACATAAACTGGTTGGGGTGCTATGTCACCTTTGCCGAACAATTTTTAGAAACAGAGGAGTTAAAGTTTACAAATGGCGATAAAATTTACGAGCCATGGAGAGTCGATCCCGAATGGGAACTTACTAATAGTTGATGGACTCAACTTGGCGTTCAGATGGAAACATCAGGGCAAGAATGACTTTGAACATGATTATGTACGAACAGTACAATCATTAGCAAAGTCTTATGACTGCGGAGAAATCGTAGTCTTAGGGGATGGCGGTAGTAATTACCGTAAGGAAATATATCCCGAATACAAAGCAAACAGAAAAGAAAGATATGCAGAACAGACTGAGAAAGAGGAACAAGAGTTCCAAGAATTCTTAGCCGAGTTCCAAGTTACTATGAATACTTTAAAGTATAAGGGACACCTTACGCTTAAATATGCAGGAGTAGAAGCTGATGACATAGCTGCTCTTATCTGTCAAAACAGAGAGAATCTAGGTATACAAAATATTTGGATGATTTCATCAGATAGAGACTGGGATTTACTTATTGATGAGAATATAAGTAGATTCTCTACAGTCACTAGAAAAGAAACAACGATTCATAATTGGGACGAGCATTATGATTTTGACCCAGAGTACTTCTTAACATATAAGTGCCTAACAGGGGATAAAGGAGATAACGTTCCAGGAGTTGATGGTATCGGTCCAAAGAGAGCGACACAGATTATTCAACAATATGGAGATATTTTTGATATTATGGCGAGTTTACCAATAGACGGAAAGTATAAATTTATACAGAACTTAAATGAGTTCGGAAGTGACGGACTTGAAGTTGGTATTAAACTCATGGATTTAACATATGACGTAGACGGAGCAGTACTCGGTCACGCCAAAGAGATTATAGGATTAGTGGAGAATTATGTCAGTGAAAATAGACTTTAGTAAAGATAGTCTTTTAGATGATTTTGCTTTAGCAACTCTAAAAGATAGATATATGGTAGGTGATGAAACTTCACCCCAAGAAGCTTTTGCGCGTGCCGCAATAGCTTTTGCAGATGATGAGGCTCATGCACAAAGACTATATGATTATGTAAGTAAACTATGGTTTATGTTTGCTACGCCAGTATTATCAAATGGAGGCACTAAAAGAGGATTACCTATTAGTTGCTTTTTGAATTATGTAGATGACAGCAGAGAAGGAATAACAGACCACTTCACAGAAAATGCTTTCTTATCTTCTTTTGGAGGAGGTATTGGAGGTAGCTGGAGTGATGTTCGTGCGTCTGGCTCTAAGACTTCTAAAGGAAGCGAGAGTACAGGAGTAATACCTTTTATGAAGGTAGTAGACGCAGAAATGTTAGCTTTCTCACAAGGAGTAACTAGACGGGGAAGTTACGCAAGTTATATACATATGAGTCACCCCGAGATTGAGGAATTTTTAGATGTACGGAAGCCAACTGGTGGCGATACTAACCGTAAGTGTACTAATATCCATCATGCTGTGGTTATTCCTGACGCTTTTATGGAGCTTATTCACTCCGCTTCAAAGTATCCTGATTTTGACGACAGCTGGGATCTTACAGATCCTCATTCCCTTGAAGTAAAGAAAACTGTATCTGCGAGAGCGTTATGGGTTAAAATACTTCAGAATAGAATGGAAACTGGAGAGCCTTACTTAATGTTTGAAGATGCGGTAAACAAAGATTTGCCCGACTTTCAAAAGAAGAAAGGAATGAAAGTACATCACAGTAATCTGTGTTCAGAAATAACACTCGCCACAAACGAAGAAAGAACAGCAGTTTGTTGTCTCTCTAGTGTTAATCTAGAGTATTATGATGAATGGAAAAAAGTACCTGCATTTATACCTGACTTAGTCAGAATGTTAGATAATGTACTTGAATACTTTATTAATAATGCTCCTGACCAATTAGAGAAAGCTAAGTTTAGTGCTCAGAGGGAGAGGAGTATTGGACTTGGTGCTATGGGTTTTCATGCGTATTTACAAAAAAATGGAATACCTTTTGATAACCCAATGGCAACAGGCGCTAATTCTGAAATGTTCCAACATATCAAAACACAAGCGGAAAACACAACTAGACAACTAGCTGTTGAGAGAGGAGCTTGCCCAGACGATGATAGTTGTTCTGTAAGGAACGCTCATCTATTGGCAATCGCTCCTAACGCTTCATCTAGTATTATCTGTGGAAACACTAGTCCAAGTATTGAACCATATAGAGCAAACGCTTATACTCAAAAGACAAAGTCTGGTAGTAACTTAGTTAAGAATAAATTTTTAGATAGGTTGCTAATGAGTAAAATAGGACATGCTGAAGTATACGATAGCACTTGGAAAAGTATTGTTGCAAACAGAGGTAGTGTACAACATCTTGACGTACTTGACGAGTGGGAAAAAGATGTATTCAAAACAGCCGTAGAAATTAATCAAGCATGGATTGTAGAACACGCAAGTACTAGACAAGAATATATTTGTCAGTCACAGAGCGTAAACCTATTTTTCCCACCTGATGTAAATAAAGGCGATTTACACAATGTCCATATGTTAGCATGGGCAAAGAATTTAAAAACATTGTATTACTTGAGAAGTGAAGCTATCAGTAGAGCTGATAATGTATCTAATCAAGCTAAGCGAGAAATAATATTTGAACAGTCAGACTGTTTAAGTTGCGAGGGATAAATGAGTTTATTAAAAGAAAGAGAATACTATAAACCTTTTCAATATCCTTGGGCATTTGAGAACTATAAAAAACAACAACAAATGCATTGGCTACCTGAAGAAGTGCCATTACAAGATGATATAAAGGATTATAAAGAAAAATTAAGTGAAGGCGAAAGGACATTGTTAGACAATATCTTTAAGTTTTTCACTCAAGCAGATGTAGATGTATGCGGAGGCTATGCCCACCATTACTTACCTACATTTAAACAACCAGAAGTAAGAATGATGCTAGTTAGTTACGCTGCTATGGAAGCAGTACACCAAGAAGCATATTCCCTTCTACTAGAAACTTTAGGTAAATCAGAAGATATGTACCAAGAGTTTTTTGATATCAATGCTATGATGGAGAAACATGAATATCTACAAGATTTCGGTATGAACACTCCATATGATATGGCAAAGACAATGGCAGTATATAGTGCATTTACAGAAGGAGTACAGTTATTTAGTAGCTTTGCTATTCTTCTTAACTACCCAAGACATAACTTGATGAAAGGAATGGGACAAATTGTAACATGGAGTATTCGTGATGAATCATTACATGTAGAAGGTTTGTCTAAACTATTCAGAACTTTCATTGCAGAGAATCCTGAGTTATGGACTGATAAGTTAAAGTACGAAATATACTGTGCTGCAGAAAAGAAAGTAGAGTTAGAAGATAACTTTATTGATATTTGTTTTGATAAAGCAGATATACCAGATTTGACAGCAAAAGAAGTCAAGGAGTATATTAGATATATTGCTGACAGAAGGTTATTAGGTATCGGTATGAAGAAGATATTTCATAGTACAGATAATCCATTACCTTGGATTGACATGCAAGTCAACGCAGTTGAGCATACCAACTTTTTTGAAAACCGTGCTACCGAGTATGCTAAGGCGAGTACACAAGGCAATTGGCAGGACGTATTTAAATGAGTTCAGAACTACCTACACAAACAATCACTATCGATGAAACTTCGTATGATGTATCAGCATTATCTAAAGAACAACAAAGTATTGTTAATGCAATAAACAAGTGCGATATCGATTTAGAAGATTACAAGCACAAGATGGCTATTACACAAACGGCTAGACAGGCGTATGTTAATGATCTTGGCGAACAATTAAAGGAAGACTAATGAAAATATTCGTAGGCTATGAATCAGCATATCCTGAAATGTTTGAAGTGTGTAAGGCATCAATCTTACGATTTAATCCTACACACGAAGTTATACCTTTAATTACTTCGGAATTAGAGGAACAGGGAATATACACTAGAAAAGAGAAAGGGAATACCGAATTTGCTTTTACTAGATTTCTTGTTCCTTATCTTTCCAACTACATGGGCTATTCTTTATTTTGTGATGGTGACTTTCTATGGAGATGTGACCCACAAGAGATAACTCATTTTAAGAAAGATAATGAAGAAGTTATGTGTGTACAGCATGCAGACTTAATGTTTGACCAATACACTAAAATGCATGATAAACTAAACAAGCCTTATGATAAAAAATATTGGTCATCGTTGATGTATTTTAATAATAAAGAATGTGTAAACTTAAATGAGTGGTATGTAAATAATGCAGCCGCTAGGCATCTTCATGGGTTTACTTGGGCTAGCAAAGTGGGTTCTTTACCTGCTGCTTACAATGCTTTAGTAAATTATTATGACTTTGGTGAGAGAGCTAAAGGAGTGCATTTTACAGATGGCGGACCATGGATGGGTATAAACGACCATGAGCAATATTGTAAAGAATGGACAGACATATATAATTCATTATAATGAGAAACATACCTGTAGTAGCAGTAGACCAGTATGACTTTTTAGCACACAGACGAGAGCAGGAAAAGAAACATTGGGCAAAAAAGAATAACCTAACAGAGTTAGATTCGATTCTTACTGTTGAAATAAATACTACAGAGTTATGTAATAGAACTTGTGTCTTTTGTCCGAGACACGACCCAAAAGTATTTCCAAATAGAAACTTGCATCTTACCATAAAAGGAGCCGAGACAATAGGTCTCGAACTAGGTAAGGCAGGTTTTAGTGGAAAAATATCATTGAGTGGATTTGGAGAAAATTTACTCAACCCAAATTTCAGAGAGATAGTTCATATCTTTCGACACACAGTTCCATTAGCAACTTTAGAGTGTAACACTAATGGCGACAAACTTACCCAAACATACGCAGAAGAACTATTTGAATATAGTGGATTAGATTTAATTTACATAAATCTTTATGATGGCGTAGAACAAATGACTCATTTCGATAAAGTTATGAAAAATATACCTGAAGAAAAATACAAGTATCGTATGCATTGGGGAGATTTTGAGAACCATGGATTATTACTTAACAACCGTAGCGGGGTCATCGATTGGGTAGGTATAGAAGAATCAAACGTGGCTTCTTTAAAAGGTAAACCATGTCATTATCCTTTCTATAAAATGTTCGTAGACTGGAATGGAGATGTTCTATTTTGTTCAAACGACTGGGGAAAGGAACATGTTGTGGGAAATTTACTACAAGATACATTACACAATGTATGGTTTGGTAAACCTATGACAAAAATTCGTAAAAAATTAATAAAAGGAGATAGGTCACACAGCCCTTGCAATAAGTGTAGTGTTGATGGTTCTCTATTTGGAAAAGAATCTTTTAATCTAGTAAAGGAGTACTATGAAAATCGCAGTAACAGGTAGCAGTAAATTAGCAAATTGTATACAAGGTAATAAAATAAGAGTAGAGTTTGGGGCAGATTGGTCACAATATGATGTATTCGTAAACAATGCTCATGTAGAGTGGGAACAGTGCAGACTTCTCGAAGAAGTGTACGAGGTATGGAAAGATGATGAAACTAAAACAATAGTTAATATTTCGTCAAGAGCCCATCAACCTAATATATCTAAAGGATATAAGTACGCCGCACAAAAGGCCGCTCTAAATCATATGGCAACTAACTTAAATTATAACAGTGATGCCAAATGTAGAATTGCTACAATCAACTTTGGGTTATTAGAGTCTTCAATGCATTCAAGTATCTCATATGAGAGAGCAGGTGAGTGGGTAGATTGGGTGATAAAAAACTCAGACATTACTGAAATAACAATTGAAAATCCTGCAAATTATATCCAAATTCAAAATGAAAAAGAAATCGCTAGAAGTTTAGGATTGAAGTCATGATGGGACGAGTAATATTAGTAGGAAATTCAGTAGAATTACTTCAACACGAGTATGGCTCATATATTGACAGTTTTGACACAATTGTTAGATTCGGAAAAGGCATACCTACAGATGAAAATTTTGAACAGATAGGTAAAAAAACTGATATATGGATTACAGGTTTCTTAAGGCAAAGGCACTATCATAGGTTTGAAAATGCCAAAATATTATTTAATCGCTGTAGAATACATATGAACACAGAGCCATCTACTCCTAAATTTACTCAACCGCATGAAGTTATGTTTACAGATAAAGAAATACTAGAAATATTTGATTTAGTAGGAGCTACTAATAATAAGGCATTAGGTGATCGTCCCTCTGCAGGTTTTCTTGGTATATTGTATTTTTTAAATAAGTGTGAATATGAGAGTATAGAAATCATAGGATTTGATTTTTTCTCTAAAAAGTTGCCTTTCTCTACAGGAGCAGACTATCCCGCTAGTTGGCATTTGCCAGTTAATAGTAAGGAGAGGAGTCCTCACAATCCAAATGAAAAACAAATAGTAAAAGAGTTAGCCGATAGAGGCAAAATTAAATGGAAAGTTCTTTCAGATTTGAAAGAAGAATTTTTAGATTTTTCCTAATCTAAATCCTACTTTTACTAAAGACCCAGCTACACGTTTCTGTTTAGTTGATTTCAACATCAAAATTTCATTATTTCGTGCATTTCGCATATTTATAGGTA